CCCGCCGTCGCCAAGGTGACCAAGCGATGACCGCTCCCGCTAGGCCTCGCCGCCCGCGCGCCGCCCCCCTGCATGCGGCCGACGACGGCCCGTTCACCGCCGGGGTGCCGGACGACGAGCCCATCGCAGGCGCCGGTCCGGACAAGGGGAATACCGTCGTCATGTCCGACGACGAGGCGGTGCCGCAGCAGTTTCTGCGCCGCCCCGTGGAACCGAAACCCGCTCCGCTGCCCGCCGCGACGAAAGCACCCCTTTCCCCTGCCGCTGACGCACCCCTTTCCCCTGTTGCCGCCCACAGCAGGTACATCTACCGGATACGCGTGCTCGAGGCCTTCCACTACATGGGCTCGGTGCAGCACGCCCCGCCTTGGGTCGACAGGGGCTGGGTCGCCTACGGCGACTACGACGAGCGCCGCCGGCTGCCGGCCGGGCCGGCGCTGCTGGTGCCGACGCCGCGCACCCCGTCCGGCGTCACGCTCGCCCGCTCCGGCGACTACGTCGTCCGTCAGGAGATCGTGCTCGCCCACGGGCTGGCGCCGGTCGAGGCCGTCGAGGTGTGGGAGCGCGACGAGTTCGAGCGGCTGTTCGTGCCGTTGCCCGGCGGGGAGGAGGCCGATGGACTTTCCTAGCGGCGTGCCCGATCTCATCGAGGCCAAGGCGCGCATGGCCCACGCCTACGCGGCGATGGAGGCGCACCTGCTCAGGCAGGTCGACATCCTCGCCAAGTCGGGGCTGGCGGACGCCCGCCTGCTGGCCATCGCGCGGACAGACGTGGAGAAGGCGTTCATGGCCATCGCCAAGGCGCTGATGACCGGCGGCCCGAGCGGGCGGGAGTACGGCAAGATCCCCATGCCGGAGCCGATGCCGCAGGCGTTCACCCCGCCTGCCGGCGACGAGCGCCGTTTCGACGCCGGCGCAAAAGACGCTACCGGCGAGCCTCGCCGGCTGCCACACGCCTCGGACTTCGACCATGGCTGATGCCGGCCTCCAGTTCGCGGCCGTCGACTTTGCAACACTGGCCCGCGAAATTGCGCAGGACATTTTCGAGGTCGGCGACATCATCGCCCTGCATCGCCTCTCCGACGAGGAGTGGCAGCGGATACAGGCCCATCCGCGCTTCATCGCCATGCTCGGCGAGATGCAGCGCTCGTGGTCGTCGGCCGAGAACACCCGCGAGCGCATACGCATCAAGGCGCAGACCGGGCTGGAGACGCAGCTGGAAACTTTAATTCGCGACGTCGGCGACCCCGACATCCCGCTGGCGCAGCGGGTCGAGGCTGGGAAATTCCTAGCGAGGCTGGGCGAGCTCGACGGTCAGGGCCGGCTCGCCGGCGGCGACGGCGGTGCATTCCACATCACGCTCAACATCGGCGCGCTGCCGCAGGTCAGCATCGAGGCTACCGCCAAGCCGGTCATCGACGTCACCCCCGGGGCGATACCGGACGGATGACCAAGCCTGCCCCCGACGACCGCGATGCGCCCGGCGTCGTCCATGCCTTTGCCGTCGGCATGGTCGGCTGCGAGGGGTGCGGCGGCGTCCATATCGACTTCGTCGACGAGGGCATGCACGTGGTCGCCACGGGTTTCCTCAGCTATGCGCAGTTCATGATGGTGACCGACGAGGTGGTCGACCATATCGACCTGCTGCAGCGCGGGGTGGCCGGGTGAGCATATCCTACACCGCACCGGCGACGGTCGGCCGGTTCATGACGTCGGCGGCGTTCATCCGCTTCATCATCGGGCCCATCGGCTCGGGGAAAACGACAGGCGTGCTGATGGAGATCCTGCGGCGTGCCATCGAGCAGTCGAAGAGCCCGACCGACGGCATCAGGCGTACCCGCTGGGCGATCGTCAGGCAGACGCTGTCGCAGCTGCGCATGACCATCCTCTTGGACCTGCTCAGCTGGTTCAGGCTGTTCGCCACCTACCGCGTCAGCGAGCAGCTGGTCATCCTCGAGTTCAACGACGTCCGCTGCGAGATCTACTTCATCCCGCTGGAGGAGGAAGAGGACCAGAAGCGGCTGCTGTCCATGCAGCTCACCGGCGCTGCCGTCAACGAGTTCACCGAGATCTCGCCCGACCTCGTCGGCGCCATTGCCGGCCGCTGCGGCCGCTTCCCCTCCAAGGCCGAGGGCGGGCCGACGTGGTTCGGGGTCATCGGCGACTCCAACGCGCCGGTCGAGAACAGCGACTGGTGGAACATGTTCGAGAACGTCAGGCCTGCCGACTGGGCGGTGTTCTGGCAGCCGTCCGGCCTGTCACCGGAGGCCGAGAACGTCGACAACCTGCCGCCCAACTACTACCCGCGCCTCGCCGAGAACCCGAACGAGAACTGGGTCAACCGCTACGTCCGCGCGCTCTACGGCGAGGACCCGTCCGGCGCTGCCGTCTTCCGCGGCGCCTACAAGCGCTCCTTCCACGTCCGCCGCGGACTCGACCCCGTCGCCGGCTACCCGCTGATCATCGGGCAGGATTTCGGCCGCGCCCCGTGCTCGCTGATCTGCCAGCCGAACCACAAGGGCCAGCTGATGGTGCTGGAGGAGGTCGTCGCCGAGGACATCGGACTGGAGCTGCACGTGACGCGCAACCTGAAGCCGGTGCTGTTCCGCGACCGCTATGCCGGGCTGCGCTTCGCCGTGGTCGGCGACCCCTCTGGCAAGGCCAAGGACTCGCTCTACGAGGAGAACCACTTCGACGTGCTCAAGCGCCTCGGCCTGCCGGCCTTCGCGGCGCCTACCAACAACCTCGACCCGCGTATCTCGGCGGTCGAGATGCTGCTCCTGCAGCAGCGCGACGGCGAGGGTGCCGTGCTGTTCGACGAGGAACGCTGCCCGGTCACCATCCGGGCGATGGCCGGCGCCTACCGCTACTCCAAGACGCAGGCCGGCGTGACAAAACCGACGCCCGACAAGCGCCACCCGATCTCCGACGTGATGGACGACCTGCAGTACGTGGCCTTGGTCATGAACTCCGGCATGGTGCACGCCATCGCCCAGCGTATCAGGCCCAAGCGGGCGCGCCCCGCGCAGTCGCGGGTGAGTGCGGCGGGCTGGACATGATGAGGTTCGACATGGAGGTTGGTGCCGGGTTCGTGCTCGGGGTAAGCCTGACGATCGCCGCGCTGCTGGTGCTCGACCTGCTCTGCTGAGGTATCTGGACGTTACGCACCGTGAGGCGTATGAATTTGCGGCATGGCAGGTCTGAGGCTGGTGTCGCCGGAGGGATTGCTTGCGCAGGAGGCGCAGGCCGATCAGGAAGCCGTTGCCGTCGACGCCGTTGCCGCCGATAACCAGAACATCCAGCTCAGCCTCGGCGCTTTCATCGACAACCAGTTCTCGATCATGAGCCGTCACCGTGACGGCGCCTCGGGCTGGTCGGACCGCCTCGTCACCGCCATGCGGGTGTTCAACGGCCAGTACGACAGCCAGAAGCTGATGGAAATCCGCAAGTTCGGCGGCTCGCAGATCTACGCCCGGCTGATCGCCACCAAGTGCCGCGGCGCCACTTCGCTGCTCCGCGACATCTACCTCAACACGGATAAACCATGGGGGCTCGAGCCGACGCCCGACCCGGTGCTGCCGGACGACATTACCACGGCTATCGGCCAGCTGGTCGAGGCCGAGGTCGGCAACGCCATGCGCGGCATGCAGGAGCCGCCGTCGCCGGAGATGATCCGCGACCGCGTCAAGCAGCTGTTCAGCGCGGCCAAGAAGGCGGCGACCAAGAAGGCCCGCGAGGAGGCCGAGGTCGCCTTCCAGAAGCTCGACGACATCCTCGTCGAGGGCGAGTTCTACGAGGCGCTGTCGGCGATGCTTACCGACATCCCGCTGTTCCCGTTCTGCTGCCTCAAGGGACCGGTGGTGCGCGTCACGCCGCAGGTGACGTGGCGCGAGGGCACGGCGACCGTCATCAACAAGCCGCAGATGTTCTGGAACCGGGTGTCTCCCTTCGACATCTGGTGGACGCCCGGCGTCTCCAACATCAAGGACGCTGCCGTCATCGAGCGCTCGCGGCTGACGCGCTCCGACCTGAACGAGCTCATCGGCCTGCCCGGCTACGACCAGCAGGCGATCAGCGAGGTGCTGCGCTGGTACGGCAGGTCGGGCTACGTCGAGGCCAGCGCGTCGACCGTCGACACGCCGCGCGCCGTCATGGAGTCCCGCGAGGACCCGCGGATGAACGAGTCGGGCCTCATCGACATGCTCGAGTACCACGGCTACGTGCAGGGCACGATGCTGGCCGACTACGGCATGGCGGTCGACGATCCGCTCAAGGACTACTTCGTCGACGCCTTCAAGATCGGCCGCTACATCATCAAGGTGCAGCTGTCGCCGTCGCTGAGGAAGCGGCCGTACTACTACGTTACGTCCTTCGAGAAGGTCCCCGGCACTGTCGTCGGCAACGCCCTGCCGGACATCCTCTCGGACGTCGGAGATGCCGCCAATGCGGCTCTCCGATCGCTCATCAACAACATGTCGATCGCCAGCGGTCCACAGGTCGTCATCAACGACGACCGCGTCTCCGACAATCAGGACGGCGACGAGCTCTACCCGTGGAAGCGCTGGCACGTCACCACCGACCCGCTCGGCTCCAACAACGGCCAGCAGCCGGTGGTGTTCTTCAATGCCGACTCCCACGCCACGGAGCTGCTCGGCGTCTACGAGAAGTTCTCTCAGATCGCTGATGAACTTAGTGCCATCCCTAGGTACATCACCGGTTCCGAGAGGCTTGGCGGGGCCGGTCGGACAGCATCCGGCCTCGCCATGCTGATGGGCAACGCCGCCAAGATCCTGCAGACGGTGGCGTCCAACATCGACAAGGACATCATCGAGCCGTCGATCATGGAGCTCTACGACCTCGTCATGCTGACCGACAAGACCGGCATGCTGAGGGGCGACGAGGCGATAAAGGTGCTCGGCGTCAACGTCGCCATGCAGCGCGAGACGCAGCGCCAGCGGCAGCTCGAGTTCCTGCAGATCACGGCCAACCCCATCGACTCGCAGATCACCGGGGTGCGCGGCCGTGCCACGGTGCTGCGTGAGGTGTCGCGCGGCATCGGGCTCCCGGGGGAGGACATCGTCCCGCCGGACGATGAGATCAAGGCCCAGATGCAGGGAGCAGCGCCGGGACCGGGGGGCCAGCCTCCGGTTGGAGACGGAGGTGTTCCTACGGGCGCACCGCCGGGCGCTCCTGCTCCG